AAAGATGCACCTATAAATTCTGTATGTCAATCTGGATTGTGTAGAACAAAAAGATTTGGTGTTGGGTATGGTGAGGAGGAGATGCCTGTACTTGGTAGTTTGACTAAGTACACTTCTAATCCACCACAATGGTTTTTAGATGTAGGAGAAGCGCGGATCGAATTAAAAACAGAACAACTTTACAGTCCAAATTTATTTGCGTTAGCATGTTTAGATCAAGCTAACTTAATTGTACCAATACCAAAACCAAAAGATTGGAAACAACATTTTTTAAAACCAATGATGACTAACTTACAAGAAGTAGAACCTTTAGAGTCTTTAGATCCTACCAATGAGTTAACAGGACTACTACAAGATTGGACAACTAACAGACAGTCAGCAAGAACAATGGACGATATATTTAATAAACTACCATACACTGACGACAAAAGAGAGTTTACATATTTTAGAATGGAAGACTTTTATAGTTTTTTAAAGAAAAACAATTGGGACATGGACAAAATTAAAACAGGTAATTTATTAAAAAGATTAGACGATGTGTTTGTAGAAGAAACAAGATTAAGAATTAAATCACAACAGCCAAGAGTGGTAAAAATAAAAACAATGAAAAAAATAGAAGCAAGTATATCTAAAGTGCAATATCAAGAAGAGGTATTTTAATGTCTAAACCAAAAACTTATGACAGAGATGTAGGAAAAAATTGGCATTTAAGATTTAGATTAATAATACAAGAGCTAACAGAAGAATTAGAATTAACACAAGTGCAGCTACAAATAGCAGAAAGGAAATTAAAAAAGTATGAAAACAATAATACTAGGTCCACCAGGAACGGGAAAGACAACAACATTGTTAAACTTAGTCGACGAATTTATACAAAATGGGATAAGACCTAAACAAATTGGATATTTTTCGTTTACAAAAAAAGCTGCAACAGAGGCAGCCACTCGTGCATCTGAAAAATTTGGATTAGACATAGAAAACGATTTACCTTTTTTTAGAACTTTACATTCATACGCATTTAATCAATTAGGCATGACCAAAGAAAAAATGATGGGTCATGAGGACTATAAAGAATTTGGTCAGAAATGTGGCATACCAATTAAGACTGCAAAATATTCTATGGAAGATGGTACATTTAATTCTGACAATGAGTATCTTACAATTATAAATACAGCTCGTGTAAAACGTATGGATTTATTAGAGTACTATGATTCTAGGCAAAACATATTAGACATAGAGAGAAATACATTGTATCTATTAGCTGAAGAGTTAAAAAAATACAAAAAAGAAAAAGGTTTGAAAGATTTTACAGATTTATTAGAGCAATTTATTGATAAAGAATCTCACAATAAGTTTGAGGTTTTGTTTATTGATGAAGCACAAGACTTGTCTTTGTTACAATGGGACATGGTAAGAAAGATATGGAATCGTGCAGAAAAAACTTACATAGCAGGTGATGACGATCAAGCTATATTTAAATGGGCCGGTGCAGATGTAGATCATTTTATTGCATTGAAAGAAGAGGTAGACGACATACAAACATTAGATCAATCCTATCGTATACCTGGTGGACCCATACACGAATTGTCACAAAAAATTATTGGCAAAGTACAAAACAGATTTGACAAACAATATAAACCTAGAGCTGAAGTAGGTATTCTTAAAAGATATTCTGATATTACGCAGGTAGACATGTCAGAGGGTAACTGGCTAATACTATCATCAGCTAATCATTTTTTAAATAATGTAAAAGAAGTTTGTGAACTTAGAGGTTGGTATTATCAATACAAAGGAATTAATTCTATACCTTTAAAATTATTGTTAGCAATTAATAATTGGGAATCTTGGCGTAAAGGTTGTCATTTAAATACTTTAGAAATAAAAAATATATATGAATATCTAGGAACAAATGTGTTGCCTGGATTTCAAAAAGGTAAAACTTTACATTCAGAAGAAAAATATACTTTAAAAGAATGTCAAAAAGATTATGGATTAATTACAGACAATGTTTGGTTTGAAGCATTTGAAGGGTTAGATCCAATTACAGAAACTTACATTCGTAACATGAGGGCGAACGGTGAGACGTTAAATAAAAATCCTCGTATAATAATGTCAACGATACATGGAGCGAAAGGAGGAGAAGCTGACAAAGTTTTACTTATGCAGGACTTAACTAATGCAGCGCTAGAAACATTTAGTCATGACCCAGATGAATTACATAGATTATTTTATACTGGAGCTACGAGAGCGAAGCGTGAATTGCATGTGTTAGATCCTAAAAGTTTTGATCGAGCTTATATAATATGACAAACAAAGATATGTTTAAAGGTACAACTTATAATTCATTAGAAGAGCAGGTTGGTGGTAAACACTACCGAAACATGCGTATTCAGCCAGCAGAGTTTATCAATGAAAATAAACTCTTGTTTGCAGAAGGAAATGCTATAAAATACATTTGTCGTCATGCGGTAAAAGGAAAAGAGGAAGATGTGAAGAAGGCAATACATTATCTAGAAATGATTCTTGAAAGGGATTACTCGTGAGAAATACTCAGATTCCGTTATTTAGTCCAGAAACGGAATGGGTAATGCCAGAAGAATTAAAAGACCTTAAAGGCTGTAAAAAAATAGCAATTGACTTAGAAACTAATGATCCTAATTTAAAAGAAACAGGGTCTGGTAATGTAGCTGGAGAAGGGCACATTGCTGGCATTGCGGTGGCCGTAGAGGGCTGGTCCGGGTATTTTCCGGTACATCATGAGCAAGGTGGAAATATGGATAAAAAACTTGTATTTTCATGGCTTCAAGACATATTAAATCAAACAGATACTACCTTTATATTTCACAATGCAATGTATGATGTGTGCTGGTTACGCAAAGAGGGCTTGTCTATAAAAGGCCACATTGTTGACACAATGATTGCAGCCAGCCTAATTGACGAAAACAGACTATCTTATCAATTAAATACATTAGCAAAATACTATGTTGGTATTGGTAAAGATGAAAAAATTTTATTAGAGGCAGCAAAAGATTACGGACTTGATGCTAAAAAAGATTTATGGAGATTGCCTGCGTTGTTTGTTGGACAATACGCAGAGCGAGATGCAGAGGCAACATTAAAGTTGTGGGAAAAATTAGAAACAGAATTATATCAACAAGAGTTGTGGGATGTATTTAACCTGGAGACAAAATTATTTCCGTGTTTAGTTGACATGAGATTTAAAGGTGTGCGTGTAGATTTAGAACATGCAGCTAATTTGAAAAAAAATCTTATAGAACGAGAGAACAAAATTATTAATAAAATCAAAGGTTTAACAGGAATTGAAGTAGAAATACATGCAGCAAGAAGTATTGCAAAAGCATTCGACAAATTAGGATTACCTTATGATCGAACAGAAAAAAGTAAAGAGCCAAGTTTTACAAAAAACTTTTTACAAAATCACCCACACGAACTTGGTAAATCTATTGCAGATGCAAGAGAGATAAACAAAGCACATACAACTTTTATAGATTCAATAACAAAACATGCAGTCAATGGTAGAATACATGCAGACATAAATCAAATTAGATCAGATCAAGGTGGAACAGTTACAGGTAGATTTAGTATGAGTAATCCAAACTTACAACAGATTCCTGCAAGACATCCTGAACTTGGTCCAATGATTAGATCTATATTTATTCCAGAAGAAAAACACAAATGGGGATCGTTTGATTACTCACAACAAGAACCTAGAATTTTAGTGCATTACGCAAAACTACAAAATTTAGAGGGAGTTGATGAAATTGTAGACGCATACAACGCCGGAGACGCGGATTTCCACCAGGTCGTGGCCGACATGGCAGGCATAAAAAGAAAACAAGCTAAGACTATTAATTTAGGTTTAATGTATGGCATGGGTAAAAATAAATTAATGGCAGAGTTAGGTTTAATGAAAGAGTCTGCTGAAAAATTAATAAGACAGTATCACACTAAAGCTCCGTTTGTAAAACAATTGATGGACAATGTATCTCGTAAAGCAAATGATAGAGGTAAGATTAGAACTTTACTTGGTCGCGCGTGTCATTTTGATTTATGGCAACCTGTACAGTTTGGTGTATTTAAACCTTTACCTTTGGAGTTAGCACGAAAAGAATATGATGAACCATTAAAACGTGCGTTTACTTACAAAGCATTAAATAAATTAATACAAGGAAGTGCAGCAGATATGACTAAAAAAAGTATGGTAGCTTTATATGAAAATGGTATAATACCACACATACAAATTCACGATGAAGTGGATATCTCTGTTGAATCTCCAGAAAAAGCAGAAAAGATTATTGAGATAATGGAGTCAGCAGTAGAGTTAAAAGTTCCAAACAAAGTGGATTATGAACAAGGAGATAATTGGGGCGATATTAAGTAATGGCATATTTAAACGCAGATATACCACCCATTTATTGTCAAGTACGGAAGGAGTATCTTTATGACTTTACAAAAAATCATGGAGAAAGTGAAGAGTGTGTGGTCTTTGGCCTTACAAGTATGGCAGGAGCCGCAACATTATTTCACATTATGTTACCAAACGGTGCAGTCTTTTTTCGATTGCCTATCAGTGCGTTTTTCCAAAAATCGCATGACCGTGCCAATGTGCCTGATATGTCAACGGACAAGCTTCAACTGTGGAACAGTTTCAGCTATTATCCTAGTGTGCATAGCTTTAATTTTTTAGAATCACAAAGAGGTAAATATTTCGGAAAAGATAAAAAAGAATATTTTGGTGAGTACCTTTTCACTATTGATTGGGGCCATCCGGAAACCAATATCCTGGACGTTGAACACAGTGAAATTCCTCATGAACACAAGTGTGGGCACGTTCTTGCACTTGATAACGGTAATTATGCAATCCAGCCTAATAATAGGATACTTTGGAATATTAGTAATTTCACCGTTAACTCTGACGTGCCGGATTATAAAGTCCAAACTACGGAATGGAATGTGGAAAATAAAGATTGGGTTACGGAAGATACTGACAAAATGTTCTACAAAATAGAAGACAAATAATATATTATACTTTTAAAAAATAAAAATGCCTTATGAATATAGTAGATCTGTTAAAGAAAAATATAGTAATGGTGCCGATAGTGGCCTCAGTTTTAGTGGGGACATTTACAGGTGTTCGTTATGTTGTTAATCTTACAGATACTATTAATGCATCTGAGCAAGAAATTATAAATCTCCAACGAGATCTTAAACAAGTTCAAAAAAATATATCAGAAATAAATACAAGACTGTCTTCTGCCGAAGCAACATGGCAGATGGCAGAAAATTTATACAGACAATTAGCTGATCAAGTTAGAGAAAATAGTTATGATATTAAGGATTTAAGTAGGTAATGAACAATGGAGATAGCCAGGATGAATTATTATTTTACAGGAATTCTTATCTTAATGTTAACGGCTTTGGCGTTCTGTGCAACTCCAGCATATCCTAGAAATGAGTATCTCAATGACGGTACTAATACTTGTAGTACTGGCGATGTTAGCTTATCAATCGAACAAAGAGACTCGGAGTCTAGGTATCGACACTATAATCCTGACAATAATTATAACAGCCCTAGTGATGATCAATCGATAAGACTTACCTGGAGAAAATATTTAGGTTCTGCCTGCACAAAAGAATTTAGAGAAATACAAACAGAAAATGCACAGTTAAAGCAACAATTAGAGTTGATGAAAATGTGTGGAAAAGTCAACAATAACCCCACTATTGCACGTAATCCTAACTTCGCATTGCTAGTACAAAAATGTTCTGGTATAATCATTCCTGAAAACAAGAAGCCTGACAAGAGTCATTGGGATGTAATTAAAGATAATTACAAAAAAGAAAATCCTGATATAAAACTAATGGGCGACAAGTTTATAGGACCGAATGAGCAATAAACCATTAACAATATCTGACGAAGCTAAAGTGCAAATGCCGATGAAGACGGTTGCATCTTTGATAGCGCTCGTTGCAATTGGAACGTGGGCATATTTTGGTATTAATGAGAAGCTCAACCAACACAGTACCAAATTAGAATTGTTTGAAAAAGATTTACAACACAACACAGAATTTAGAATCAAATACCCGCGTGGAGAATTAGGTCAATCTTCCGGGGAGGCGGAGCTTTTTATGTTGGTGGAGCATATCGCAGGATTATTAGATGAGTTAGAAGTAGAAGTTAAAAGTATGAGAAACAATGCAGTAAACATAGAATTTTTACAAGAGAGAACAAAGAAACTTACAGAGGACGTAGAAAAATTAATTAGAAACGGAAATGGTCATCAATGATAGAGATTGTATTTGCATTAATATTAGAATTAAACGGAAAAATGATAGAACATGTTTATAAAGATTCTTTAAAAGATTGCCTTTATTCAAAGCGCATAGCTAAACAAGAGGTAAATCCAGAGCGAGTAGTCTTTAAATGTAAAAAGGTAAAAGCAGAGACAGAGGTTTATCAGGACAGAAAAAGAATTATAAGAATAATTGAGTAATGAAAAAAGCCAACAAGAAACGTAATCCTGTGGCAAAACAGTTAAGACATTTTAAACAAAAAGTGGTAAAGTCTAAGAAACGCTATGACAGGAAAAAACTTTCTAAAATTTCAGGCTGAAGTTGTTCAAGGCAAGTGTCCCACTTGTGATGAATTAACTTTGTTAGTCGGACTTACAAAACAATTTTACAGATGTATGAATTGTGGAGCTGATCTAGAGCAACACATTAATGGTAAAATAAGTTATCTTCCTGCAATCATGGCACCTGAAGGCACTAAACCATTTGTGAGAGAGTGGCGAGACGACGATGGCTCGAATTAAATTTACCCATTTTGTACCACGAGACAAGCCACCAAAAAGACCAAGACGTCATAAAAAAAATTTAAACAAGAGTGAGAAGAGAAGTTATAAAAAATACAACAGGCAAGGACGCCCACAATGAAATTCGTATTAATATTAATTATGTGTTCAGGAATAAGTGGACAATGTATTGAGCCGTATGAATGGCCAATGAAATTTAACACAATGTATGAATGCTTACAATTTGGCTATGGTGAATCATCTAAGAAGTTGGCAGAAATGGGGCCGGAAACTGTCAATGAAGTGTATGCTCACATAAAATTCTATTGTCAACCTATGAGCGAAGTCTAGAATCATTCTAAGTTGTCTGCCCGTCCCAAGAAAGGGACGAACAAACAAAAGGTGTGAGAAGAGAACACAATAATATAATAAAAAAATATTACTTGCAAGGGTTGTTTTATTAGTATAGATTCCCATATATGAAAATAGAAAACAACAATAGAAAGGACAAACAACATGGCTGATCCAGCTAAATTTAAGTCAGTATCCGTATCGGTAGCGACTTATAAAGTATTAAAGTTTCTAGGAGATGGTAAAATTACTGACGCCGACTTAACTGTAAGTAAAACAATAGAAAGTCTTGCTAAAAAAGAAGGAAAGAAACATGGATACAAAAACGGAAAAGGTAGTTAAAGAAATCTGTAAGGAGTGTAGAGGAAATGGATACATTAGAATTCCATATCATTTGGCCAAAGAAGAAATTTGGGCTGATTGTCAAGAGTGTGATAACCAAGGAGAGATTGTAATCCATGATAGGACAGCAACCCAGTCTATTTCCTGAATTAGATTCTAAACATCTAATTAAGGATGTAGATTATGTAGACATCTCAACTCTTCCTTCAAGTGAGTGGAGAGTTAATCCTTTGAGTAATATTACACCAGGCACTTTTTTTATATTTAAAACAGGACATAACAATCCTGCGTTAGGTGATGATAATAAAATTTATCCTTATCTAAAAAGTTATAAACAAGGTTCTACAGGCACCGTTATTAATTATAGATTTGGTGGTCATCAAAGTGGCTACCCAAGATATGATTTAATGGACAATGGAACAGCTTATAAAGCTTATGCACATAATCTCGTAGCGTTAGCTTTTGTAGTTAATGATATGCCTGACAAGAAAAAGTATGTAGATCATATGAATAGAAATATATTAGACTATAGAGCTGATAATTTAAAATGGTCTACAGCTTCTGAAAACAGTAAACCTAAATAAAGGAGATAGTATGAATAAATATATAGAAAAATTGAAAGTATGGTCCCTGTTATATAGACAAGAAATTATTTTGTTTATAGCCGGTGTCATCGTAGGAGCTATAATATTTTGAAGAGAAATAATAGTTATATATATCCTAAAACAATTCGTGAAGTAATAGATGGTAAACGTCATTATGATATTAATGATAGTAAACTACCATCTGTTACTACTATATTGTCTGCGACTCAAACAGCCGAGAAACGCGAATCGTTGGCGGCATGGCGCCAATCTATCGGCGAGGAAAACGCGACGCGGATCGTGGATCAAGCTGGTGCCAGAGGTACAGCGATGCACAAGATTTTAGAAAAATATATTTTAGAACAAGGTTATTTAGATTTAACAAACGTTGGTAAAGAAGCACACAACATGGCATTACGAGTCATAGAACAAGGACTATGTAATGTTACAGAATTTTATGGCAGTGAATGTACATTGTATTATCCAGGATTGTACGCAGGCCAGACAGACCTCATTGCTATGCATAAAAATGAAATGGCAGTAATAGATTTTAAACAAACTAACAAACCAAAAAAACGTGAATGGGTAGAAGATTATTGTCTGCAGTTAGCCGCATATGGTATGGCTCACGATTATGTTTACAAAACTTCTATAAACAAAGCAGTGATAATGATGTGTAGCAAAGATAACTTTTATCAAGAATTTATTATAGAGGGTGAAGAGTATAAAAAATATAAACACAAATGGTTAAGGAGAGTAGATGAGTACTATAAAAGTAGATCAGAAAAGATTGGATAACATAGCAAAAGCATACCACAAAACAGGTGGTGAAGTGAGAGAGATGTGGAGAAAAAAATGGTATGAATTAGTAAAACAAATAGGAAGGAGATTAGAAGATGAGAGTAAGAGACTTTCAACAGGTTCTAGGTAAATTCACTGACAATCAAAAAGGCACAATTATATCTGATTGTCCAATCTATATTGAAACTATGGATGGTAGACTAGAAGAAATTAGAAAAATAGAATTACAGGAAAGTAAGTTGATAAACTCACCAGAGCCTGCAAGAGTTGTACTTAAAGCAGAGTCTTTAAAAAGATTTATGTCACCTACTTTTAAACAGAGTTAATGAGTTCTCTAAGAGAACACTGGCCAAAGGGTGCCCAAAGCGAGAGTGGAGGGCACCTGTGTACATAGAATTAGTCAAATATCCTGACGTAAATTTAAGAATTAAAAGTGAAAATGTAACTTTTCCATTAGATGATAAGACAGAGAGACTTATAAAATTTATGACAAAAGCTATGTATCAACACAATGGTATAGGATTAGCTGCTATACAAGTAGGGTATCATAGAAGAATTTTTGTAATGGACTGCACAAGATATGCAGACAAGCCACAGGTTTTTATAAATCCAGTGGTTACAAAAAAGTCTGACGAAACATTGACAGACTTTGAAGGGTGTTTATCTGCACCCGGCAAGAGAGGTGAGGTTGCAAGACACCTTAGAATCACTCTAAAGTATCAAGATAAGGAAGGAGAAGAGCACACAAAAACTTTCTACAACATGGAGGCTAGATGCATACAGCACGAGCTAGACCATTTGGAAGGTAAATTGTGTATAGATTATGGCAAAACAAATGACAATAGTGGGGAGGAAGATCTCCTCAAAGCAATGGTCGAATCTAGTTCTAGAGTTAAATCTAATACGTAAGGCCTGGAAACCATACGCAGACATAGAAATACAAGGACCAGGAGTTAAAAAGATCATAAAAATAGGCACGTCTGTAAAAAAGTACGACTAATGTGCCAACATAAGTGGAATTTTTGACCCTATTATTTTTTTTTAGTGACAAAAAAATGACGGTGGCACAGTGGCACAAGGCTAAAATGGAGTTATTAGTGTTGATTTTATTGACAAAAGTGTGTGCCAGAGGGTATGGCACACCGTGGCACAGCTCTGTACTCGGCGCGCGCGACCTTTTTAGTTTTTTTGAAAACTTTTTTGCCCAAAAATCTCACTTATAGTATAAGATTCCTATGCCCAGACATCCAAAAAAATCTAAATACAAATCTGTAGTTATAAAAAAGAAAAGATATTACTTTTACAAAATTACATGGTTGGATATCACAGGTGATAGTGGGCACGCAGATTTATTTACAGCGTCTGGATTCATGCCATCTATTATGGTTACACATGCGTATCTTTTAAATAAAGATAAAAAAAATGTACGAACATTTGCATCTTATGAAGTTAATGATGAGTTATTTAGTGATAGAAATGTATTTCCAAGAGGTTGTGTAATTAAAATGGAAAAAATAAATGAAAAATAAAACCTTGACTAAGAACATGCCTAACGTAAAATGGCAGGCAATACCACCAGTACGTGGACCTAATCCACAAGGTATTACAAGGAGTAAAAATGGTAAAAAAAATAATAGCAAAACTAAAAAACTTAGTAAGTAAAGTTTTTGGTATAGAAAGGTGTAAATGTAATGACTGATCTATTTAATAAGGCTAAAGAATTTTACTATGAAATAATTAATTCATACAAAAGATATTATGATTTTGGTAATGAGTTTGTAAGTAAGCACCAAGTGTTTATTGTTTTGGCAATTCTATATTGTCTAATTCAACTTCATCAGGCGTAATATTAATCAATTCTTTATTGTCATCTAGGATTTTACGTAGCTTCTCTTTAATTTCATCTGCAGACATAGCGTCAACGTTACCTGTCATGATAAGTTTTTGAT